GTCCAAGATAGTCGGCCGCGTTACCAAGGCTGCTCGCACTGTTGATAAGTTCTAAATAACCATATCTAGTCATAAAACTTACGACGGGTTCAAAAGTTTGTGGGTCGATAACAACGCCAGAGCTTGTTAGTGGAACATACGGACAGTAGTAGGCCGCAGCATCGATTTCACCTTGACCTTTATATCCAAGTAATACTGGAGTAGTATCAGATGCATACTGATCAACATATACGCGCATTGAGTTGTTTAGAAGACCAACATACTTAGTGTTAGTTGGGGCTTCAAAAACGCCTTCAGTAGTACGAGCGAATGCTGAAGTAGTAGCACTTTGTAATACTGTTAATGCGGTCGGGGAAACAACTGCCCAGTTGGCAGCGCCACGACGTGTGCGTTGTGCAATCAAGTTAGCCTGTCTGTTGATCAATACGCTAAGGGCTGCGTGTTCGTCACCGACGAATGTTGCAGTACCAGAAACGTTAGCTTGGTCATAGATGGCTGTTGGGGTACCAGGAAGACGACGTAGAGATACGAGGATTTCCTGATCAATTTCTGCTGTAATTTCTTGTGCTAAAGCGGCCATAATTTCAGCTTCGATATCAATACCTTGCTGAGCTTGTGCATCTTGAGCAGCTTCAAAAGTCCAACGTGCGCTGAGACGACGTGTCTTAGCTTCAACAGTTTCCTTTAGGATCTGAATGGACAAACGATTGCCAGGACGACCTTCAAGAACGCTAGTTGGGGCGCCCATTGGCATACCGGGGTTTTCATTACCAGAATAAAAACGTGCAATATCAAAGGGGCTAAGTGCTTCTGAACCGGCGATTACGCCGTTATTTCCGCCTACGTTATCTGCATAACGTACACGTAGAGTGTGGATCTGTGCAACAGGGCCTGTCATTGGCTGTACGCCGATGATTTCGTTGGCAATAACTGTTGGCATAACACGTCGGATTACCGGGAGGATAACCTTGTTTAAAGTTGCAACGTTACCAGAATTTGTTGCACCTGCAGTGGCGCTTTCCATTAATGGAGATCTGCGCATTAAGTCTAGGCGAGTGTTTTCTAAAACAGTCTCCATGACCTTTCTCTTGTTCGGGTTTGGAGTGCCGTCCATGTTTACCATTAAGTCTTTGCCTTCGCATAGAGCTTCTCTGGTGGCCTTCCAATTGCTTTCAAAAAGCTTACTCATCGTAGTATAACTCCTTATTTTTCAATTCCAGCCAGACGGCGTAATGCAATGATTTCGGCGCTCTGGTCTTGTGTTTCTTCCGAGCGGACAGATTCGGCCAGTCGGTTAGTGCGGTTGCCTGTTACAGCGATTGTTCTTTTTTCTTGTAATGGGGCAGCCTCTGTCAAAACTCGACGACCCTTAGTATCCTTAGCAGTTTCATTCATAACTGCTGGGAGATATTTTTGAAATCCTTCTTTGAGCATCGATGTCTTAACCGTCTCTAATAAGTTTTCCATTACTTCTCTTTTTTCTCTATTCAATGGACGAAGAAGCTCATTTAAAGTCTTAACACGGGTTGCTCTTTCTTCTGAAAGTGCAACTTTCCTTTGGGCTTGTTCATTTAGTTGCTTCTGAGTAGATATTTGTTTTGTTGCCTCAGCCAACTGCTTTTGAACTTCCGTTAATTTTCCGCTCAACTTCTTAACTTGAGTACCTTCACTTAGGTAGCTAGTCATATACTCTACCTGGAAAGCTTCAAATAATCTGCGTCCAAAAATATTTTCGCGTGATGTTCTGATGTCTTCCTTGAGTTGAGTCATTTCCCTACGGAGATGAGATTCAACAGTAGATTCTACGAGTTTACTAGCTCTAGCAATGAATGTTTTCTTTGTCTCATCCAATTTAGCTTTAGCTTCCGAAGCCATTTTTACACGCATCTCAACAAGAGCTTTCTTGTCTTGTTTAAATTCGTTAATTTCTTCAGAAAGTTGTTTAACCACAAAAGCTTCTAGCTTGTTGACTCTCTGTGCAGCCTGTTCGTTGAGCGACTTGCGATGCTCGTTCAAACGCTTACCGTGTTGAATCTTGCTTTCTGCTAATGCTTGTTCTCGCACCTTAACTGTTTTTAATTCTTCATTAAGTTTAGCAAGTACGAAATTCTGGAGACTGGCCATATGCTCCTGGACTTTTACTTTGTAATGTGTCTTTGCCTCGCGGATTTGCTTGGCTAACAATACTCGTTGGGCCATTACTGCTTTCTGATCCTGTGTAAATTCCTTAATTTCACTTCCTAGTTGATTAAGTACAAAGGATTCAAGCACTTTGGCGTGTTCAGCAACTCGAGTTTTATAAGCTACTCGTGTTTCCTTAATCGCTTTCGTAAGTTTTGATCGCTCTTCTTTTAAAGCTCTTGCAGCCTCGAAGGTTTCTGTTGCATGTTTCTTAACAGCATCAGAAAGCATGTTATCCATAGCTTCTACGAGGTTATGCTTGTCTTGTTCATATCGAGCGCCAAACTCTTCTCTTACCTGAGTTTCGACTTCTTCTTTAAGAGAAGCCTTAACTTCATTAATTTTATTATCCCAAGCTTCAAGGAATGCTGTCTTAGTTTCTTCACTAAGCACCGCGTTTTCCAAAAGCTCTTTTAAACCATTTTCCATTGTGGACACTCCTTAGGCATTCACTAGCATTTTAAACTATTGATCCAGTTAAGAAGTTCTGCTTTTAAAAACTTCTGCGCCTTGGGATCGTGCTTTGCAGCATAGGCTAAATCTTCGATAATAGGACCTCTTGTACGCATATTCAAAGCTTCATAAACAACCTTTGGATACGCTTCAGGAGCACTAGGCCGAGCAACAATATCAACGGTTACAATTTCGAAATCCGAAACATCTCCACTATCTGTTACGTTTCCAGAACCTCTACTAGAAACACCTAATTTTACCCCACTCTCTAATAAAGTTCTTATAATTTGACCTTTCGGTGTATCTAAGATCTTTAGTTTACCACATCCATTTGGGCCATCCATATACATTTCTGTGATCAAGTGTGACACACGATCAAGGTTTATGTTAAGCTCTTCTGGGTGGTCGCACTCACCTAAAATTGGATCACCGTTACGTAAAGAGGTATTTAACTGATCCACGGCTTTGGCGATTTCTCTAACTGGGTATACTCTTCCATTATGATTTTTAATACCACCTTGAACGAAAACACCCTTCATATATAAGTTTTTGGCTCTTC